CGAATTTCAATGAAGACAGGAAGGAACAAACTATGCTCTCCATTCACATCCTCAATCAGACTATTATACTTGACGGCAATGATTTTGTCAACAACATCTTCTTTCTTAATAGCACCACGCATACCATCACTGAAACCAGTGCCGACTGAAACATTGACCTTACCATCTGCTGATTTCAATACAAGACTGCCAAGCATGTTCTTATACTTACCAGTGCCAGGAATCCAGTCTACGCACAATAGATCTGCTTCCAATTCACCTTTGTACTTGATCTGATGTTTAGCGCGCTTGTTCTCCCAGATGCCATTACGCGACTTGAGGATGATACCTTCTTGACCTGCGGCATAGTATTGTTCAAACAACTTACGAGCTTCCCGTTCGCTGTTAGCGATATTAGTTTCAACAACATGAACCAGATGCTTGAATGCACCACTCAGATTGTCGACAGCTGTTACAACAGTGACAAGACGATCTTCATAACCAACATGGCACTTCTCTTGAGTGAAATATGCGAAAGGAATTACATCCCAGATACAGGCACGAATTTGAGCACTTTGTGTCTCAGAGATAGTTCCCTTCACTGCCTTGTTGAGGATGCCATTGCCTTCCTGTCGATTCATCAGTTTACCCGATTCATCAACAACGAGCAGCTCACCATCAAACACAACACGTGCCATGCCGATGTTCCGTGCCATCTCGAGGAATGCCTGAGGAAACACCTGGTCTTTGATGTCGATCAGTTTACCATTACGGCTGCGAAACTCAACTGTTTGTGTATTGGCATTTACAATCGCATTAAAGCGCATGCCATCCATCTTACATTGAGCAATAGCAGGGAATACAATCTTATCCACCAGCTTCTGTTCAAAGCCAGAAGCGAGCATGCATGGATAGGTGGGGATTAGTTTATCCCATACTTTATTAGCTGTAGATTCCTGCACTCCACACGAAAGATCCTTCAGAATCACACGCTCAAGCACCTCAGCATCATTCTGACTCAGGCGAGAAAGCAGTTCATCACGAACGAAATCAATCGCAGCATTCCCAGTGAGATTCCTAGATGCGATTTTGTCAAGCAATTGAGAAAGGGCATGATCGAGATCGATCACACCCTCATTGCTTTGTGTATACTTGGGGATCTTCTTAATATAGAACAGTGTAAATGGATCAAGTGCCATCCGCACCACATTCATCAACACCAAATCTTCTTTATTCTTGGTAAGAATTGCGATTTTGTCATTCCGACCAGGAGTCGCTTCCAACCGTGTTAGAATTTTGTAAACATCACCCAAGATTATTCTCCTTACTGTGCGCTCAGTGTAGCGATCCAACGCATTCGCGGAGGATTACGCAGTCAACCAGTTGTAGTCATCAGGCGTCATGATCCTCTCACTACCATCATACTCATGAATGTGGTATTGAGTGCCAGCAGGAAGTTCACCAACCCGAAGATCGGCAGCCCAGCCATTAGCAGCATCGCCCAACTCTTCAATTACCTGAATCAAAACAGGATCAGTGCGATCCGCAAGGATGTCACGACAAGAAAAGTACATGTCATTATGCGTGGGATCAGTATCCAGCCATGTCCGTCTTTCTGATTCGGGGCAGAGATAATAGTGGTGCGAACCACCAAAAGAACTTTGTTCACCCTTATACAGAGTGATGCCTTTCAGTTCAGCATAGCGTTCAATCGCCTTGTCTGAAAGAGAAGCACCACCGAAGCAGGTATTGACTACGATCTTAGCCACGACGAGCATCCTTTAAATTAGAATTAAACATGAACACGACAATTCCTAACAGGGAAGTGAGCAACCAAGCAGCATCATAACCGATGTTGAATGTCCACATCCACAGATAAGAGATACTTAAGAATGCAACAGCTACACTCAAAAGAATTCCAACGAAAAGTGCAGTTTTAGCAGCAGCAATCAAATACGCATTTTTCACATTAGTCAACATATACTTATCCTTCGCCATTTGGCGTTTAGAGTTAAATTCGCTCAGCATCGTCCATCAGCTTATCTAGTATTTGCACAAGAAGTTCTGTTTCCCTGAGTACATGTAGTTCAAAATCTAACATGGTCAACTTGACATCAGCAGTCTTATGCTCAACGCGATAGTTGATAAGATCCGCGACCTTCGCAATCAGAATCATCTCTGTTTTGGAGAGACCAGGAACATGCCTCTTATGTATGCGATCATTATACTCCATCTTCTTGCTCCTTTAGCCATTCCATGTGTTCTTCGTGCTGGTATCCAAGATCGGCGAACTCATAGATATCAGAAGGGATCTTTTCCAGCTCTTCTTTGTTATCAAGAATATCGCCATATTCATAGTAATCTTCTTCGCCATCAATCCAAGAACCACAGAGCTGCATTCCAGGCTCAGAATAGTATGCCTCAACAGACCAGCCCTTCTTGACTAGATATTCATAGAGTGCAATTGGCGCGCCCCATGGCGTCTCAAATGAGACCCAGATGTTATCATCGTTATCTTCGTAGCCATTGACATTAGAATCCCACTTCACACCCCAATGACCCAGATTCCACTCATACCAATTGTCTTCTTGGGACTTCGGTCGCTTGCGCAACACATTGAAGATTTGCGCACTGTCCTCACCCTTGTCGAGTTCAGCCAACAGAGCAGCCATCTTCTTCTTGTCTTTGTGACTCAGAGTCACGGTATTGCTACACCAATTCGGCATGTTACCACCCCATCGCTGAGAGCATGTGTTTCTGTTTCAGTTGTGCAGCAGTGTGGTCTACTTTGACCATCTGTCCTCCGACAAACACTCCGATGATGTCATGCGCATAGACGCTTCCCATCTCAGTGTAGTCACCCTCAACCAATGCGAGGCGTGTGTTACCCTTCATGTTGTCCTGAATGGTCGCATACCAACCATTGTTCAACTGAACCCTCATGCCCTTCTTGATATCATTCGTCTTCATATCATTCCCCCTGCTTCAAGCAAGTTGTTTTCGCCAATGTCATCCAATTCTTAGCGTCAATCCGCATCAAATTAGCCAACTTCAAAATCATTCGTAGTGACAACTCACGCAGCTTATACTTATTGTCAATAACATAAGAGATAAGAGTCGCTTCCTCAACAGTCGAGAAACCAGCATCACGCAGCATGCCATGGTCGCGAACAACTTGCTTGATGCGCACGACGTAATCATCAACTGTCTTCATACCGAGGTCAAGATAGTGCGAACGCGACACAAGTGCCTCAAAGTGAGGTGCCAGACGCGAGCCACGAGCAATCATCTCGTCAAAATCGTAATTCGTGATAAAGATGATCGAACCTTGAAACTCAAACGAACGCTCCATACGCTCGCCTTCCTCATCTTCCATGCGCGTCTCAGTCAACCAGTGAAGCACACGCTTCTTACTAGTATCACAAGCAGCTTTCAGAAGATTCAGAGAAACGTCATCATTGAAGATGCTGTCGGCATCGTCGAATACGATAACACAGTTAGGATGACGGAATTCGTGCAATGTCTTATACAGACCAGTCGGACGAACGTATCCCTTAATGACCGTGCTATGAACCTGATGACTGTAGTCATCGAGCACGACGCCAACGTTGTAAGACTTACCAACACCAGCAGGACCAGAAATGATCATGCTCTTGTTGTTACCCTTAACAGTGGCAAGAACCATTGTGTTCTGAGTAGCAAATCGCTCACTCAGTTTCAGTTCAATCTCGGCTTCTGTTTCCTTCTTAACAGGAACAACAACAACAGAGTTGAAATTCTTAATTAGACCAGAAGCCATACGCTTTTTAGTCTTACGGAAACCAGACTTAGGTACACCACGAGGCATAAAAACTCCATTCGCTTATCAACTCAATAGAACCATTCTACTCTTACTGTCTTATTAAGGCAATAGAATAAATTGTAATAGAATCAATGACTTGTGTGCCCAATGAGGCGTCCCACAGTCCCCCATGGGCGGTCTGGTTTGACCCCTACCCTATGCCTCAAAGTTGTTAGATAAGAGCTGCAAGATGTCGAAGGCACAATCATGCACTGGATCGTGTTTCACCACAACTTCGCGGTCAAATCCTGGCACTTTACAATATCCACCAGATGCACCCTCAACTAGAATATCAACAGCTGTTCTTACATCGCGCCAGTTATTGAATGGGATCACCATTTGTCCATTTATCTGTTTAGACAAACTGTCGATTACAACTTGATCGAGAGAACCACGCGCCCAGAAAATTACATCACGATTCTCATTTGTTAAACTTGACAGATTTGCCCAATTGCGCATTATCGTCAATCCTGTCGCACAATCGGTATCGCGCTTATTGTCTTTGTTGAAACTTTTGTCGCGTGCCATTTCAGACTGTTTAGCCCACCAGTCCATTGTGTCCTTATCAACAGTTCTCTTCAGAGTTCTAATCTGCTGCTGCACATCTAACTTAACGAATAGTGCCCGATCAAGCAGTTCTTGATAGGTGGGCTTTTCATCTAATTGAAATGGAATGAGTGCGAAAGACAGAACCACCGAATTGGATTCTGTCCCTAACGTCTCGATGTCGAACATTATGTTCCTCAAAGTCCTGTCTCCTTCGTTTGTTTATTTCTTTTCAACTTTCCATCCGAGTTTGAATAATGCAATTTTAATCTGATAATTGAACCGTATGGGTTCATGTTCTGGGTGTGCCATGTTGTCACCAAATATCTCGACTACCTTAGCGTGCAAAATGTCTAACTGTTCTTCTGTCATTAGTCAGTTTTCTAAGAAAAGAAAGGATAGAAATTACAGTGGATCATGCTGAGATCTTTCGCTCTTCCTCTACTAAGACGCCATTCGCCTTCGGCATCATAAGAAAGCATACCATCAGCAGCCTGTTTAGCAAGTTCTTTAATTTGTTTGTTCATTGTTCAACTCCGAAATGTTCTTTCAATTCTTCACCCAAGTCTTGTAGCAGCCTAGCGTGTATATCGTAGATATCTTCCCACCTAGGCTTCCGTGACGGGAAGGTTAATATATCGGGAAGCCGAACGGTAGAAATTGTGACGCCATTGATTGTGGTCCACCGAAATGACTCGGGTCGGATCAACAAGAGACTTGGCCATTGATTCAAAATCACGTTTAAGAACTGAATCAACCATAAACTGTACCTGTGTAGGTTTCATTATTGACAGGGCAAACGAAA